GAACTCCTGCCCGGTCTCTCTCTCCCCGGTCGGGTAGCCTCCGATGGTGCCGAGTCCGAAGCAGTCGACGCCGATCCGCGACGCTCTGCGCTTGGCCGTCAAGAACGCTCGGGATGCGGGTCAGATCAGCACCGCGGTGGAGGTCGATGTGCTGTTGGCGGATCGTTTGGCGGGGATTGCGGATGTGGCGGACGAGGACGAGTTCGTGAGGGTGGCTCCTCAGTTGCGGGCTGCGTTGGATCGTCTCCCGCTCGAGCGTGTCGAGGCGCCGGTGGGTTCCGGTGACGACGATCCTCGAGGGCGAGTCCTTCACGCGCTTGATAGTCCCCCCGCGTTGGGCCACTCCGCGAACGCCTGAGCGGCCGACGTACGGGCCGAATGTTGCGGCCGCTTCAGCGGCGATGGGTCGGCCGTTGATGCCGCACCAACGGGCGATCGTGGACGTGTTCCTCGAGGTTCAGTCGGTGGATGCTGGTGACCCGGAGCCTGGGGAGTGGGCGTTCGACGACGGGACCGCGCTGCTCGAGCGTAGGGCCGGGAAGACGGCGATCATTGCGCCGATCGTGACGCACCGGCAGCGGTTGATTGAGCGGGCGCAGATGTTTCAGACGGCTCAGACCCGGGACAAGGCGCGGCGCCGGTGGTTGGACATCACCGACGACCTTCTGGCGTCGCCGTTGCGGAAGGACGTTCACCGGAAGACGTCGATCGGTCACGAGGAGCTGCGTTGGCCGGCAACCGGTGGTGTGTTGGTGCCGTTCGCGCCGAACGAGGACGGCCTGCACTCCGAGACCCCCGACTTTGTTCTGGTCGACGAGCTGTGGGCCTTTGATGCGGAGCAGGCGCGTGGGATCAAGGCCGGGTACGTGCCCGCGTTCGCGACGTCGTCGGGGCAGGCGCTGAAGATGTCGACCGCGGGGACGGATCGGTCGGTGTGGCTGAACGAGGAACGGGTGGCAGGCCGTGCCGCGGTCGACAACGGGGTCCGGCTGGGTCGGTTCTACTACGAACACAGCTTGCCGGATCGTATTGGCGGGGTCCGACTCAAAGACCTCGACGATGAGCTGTTGGTTGAGGCGTGCATCGATCATCACCCCGCCGTCTGTCACACGGACGGGTGTCCGGGGCCGAAGGCGCGGCGGCCGTGTTCGCATGGGTTCACGGTTCGACCCGCCGCGATCCGTTCCGCCTGGTCCGCGCTCGACGACCGGGCCGAGTTCATCCGTGCGTACGGGAACCGATCCTCCCAAGACCTCGCCGCGTTGTGGACCGCGATCGTGGAGAAGACTTGGGGCGACCAGACCGACCCGACCGGGATCCCCACCACGGCGCCCGTCAGTTTCGGGGTGTGGGTCGACGAAGACGGCCTCGACGCCGCCGTGTCCGCGGGGTGGCGTGACGACACGGGGGACATGCACGTCGAAGCGCTCATGCGGCAGGAGGGGATCCGGTGGGTCCGCCCCTGGCTCGACCGGCTCACCACCAAACCGCAGACGATCGCGATCGGCAACGTTGGTCCCGCCCGTGACGTGGCGGACGAGCTCGAGAAAAACGGCCACCCCGTCCTCCGTGTGTCCCAGGCCGACCAGGCCGCCGCCGTGTCGAGGCACCGTCAGGAGTTGGCCGCGGGTACGTGGTGGCACCGGGTCAACACCGACGCCACCGCTAGTGCTGCCGCTGTCGCACTCAGGAACGGCCGGTGGGATCGACCCGGCGACACGATCGCGCATGTGGGCGCAATGTCGCTTGCGGGGTGGGCTGTGGACCATACTGACCCCGAGGCCAGCCCCAGTCCCTTTTGGATGAGCTAACCCATGATGACCCGGCCTCATGGTGTTCCCGATGTGCTGACCCCTGCCCGGAACGCCCTATGACCACGTGGGCCGAGGCAGTCGCGGCCAAGCGTGAGCGGCTTCTACGCGAGTCGCGGTTCTACACCCCAGACCTACTGAGCAAGCGCAAGTGTCGGTTCTGCGGCACGGCGATGCCCGTCGCGTTGATCCTCGCGGGCGAAAACGACCATGCGACCTGTGGGCCGAACGGCGACGGGGTCCGACTGTGAGTACGGTCTGGTCGACAGGTATGACCGGTCCCCCGACGTGGACGGATCCGTCGACCCTGCAACGTCAAGTGTGGGACGCCACCACCGCCCGTTCCATCCCCGGGATCGGTCGGGCGCTCGGTATCTACGGGATGGTGGCCCAGTGTGCGTTGCTGCACATGAAGGGCCGGGAGACGCTGACCCCGACCCCCCGCATGTTGCAACGCCCCGACCCGGACATGGCGCTCCCGACGTGGATTCAGGTCCACATCGAGGACTGGTTCCTCCACGGGAACGCCTGCCACCTTGTCACCGCCTACGGGGCGGACGGCTATCCGGCCGCGGCCAAGTGGTTTCCCGCTCACCAGTGGGGCATCGAGGACAACCGCGGGGAGCCCGTCTACCTGCTGAACGGCCGTGAGGTTCCCAGGTCCCAGGTCGTGCACGTGAAGCGGGGGGTCGACCCGTCGTTCAGGCACCGCGGGATCGGGGTCGTCGAGCAATACCTAGGCACCCTGAACCGGGCCGGCCTTCAGTCGGCCGCCGAGACCGCGAACCTGTCGACCCGGGGGATGCCCTCAGTTGCGGTGATCCAACCGGACGGGTCGGTGTATGACCCGACGAACGCGGACAACGTCGCGGAGAAGTGGGAAGAGCGGTACGCCGGTCAGGCCAACAAGCCGGGGATCTTCCCCGCCGGCACCCAGGTCATCCCCCTGTCGTGGAACCCCGTCGACCAACAGCTAGTCCAGGCGCGCGGGATGACGATCAAGGACATCGCGAACGCGTCGAACCTCGACGGCTACTGGTTGGGTGCCGAAGGGTCGTCCCACACGTACCGGTCCCCGGGGCCGATGTTCCTGGTCCTCGCCCGTACGTCGCTGAACCCGATGCTCCGCACGTTCGAGGACGAGTGGTCGCACGCATGGCTTCCCTACGGGCGGACGGTCGGGTTCGACACCGTCGAGCTGAAGAAGGACGACCTCGAGTCGATGGTTCGGACGTTCACGATGGGGTCGGCGCTATTCCCCGACAAGAACGAGTCGAGGGTGTTCATGGGGTTCCCCGAACTCCCCGAGTCCGCGTTCCCGTCTGTGCCGCCCGCTCTGGCCGCCGCCAACGAACCCGACCCCGAGGAGACCACCGACGACGACCCGCCGCCGGCCGAAGAGGAGACACTCGCATGACCACCATGACCGCGAACCAGGCCGAAGCCCGGGTCCTCGGTGTCGAGCTCCGCGACCTCGAGACCACCGGCACCAACGGCAAGATGACCGAACTCCACGGTCGCGCCGTCCCCTACGGGGTCCAGACAGACATCGGGTGGTTCCTCGAGTCCTTCGCCCGCGGGTCGCTCGCGAAGTCCGCGAAGGAGTCCGCCGCCGCACTCCCGTTGCTCATGTTCCACAACGACATGGCGTTGCCGGTCGGGTCGGCAAGGGCGTGGGACGACCAGGCCGATGGGTTGTGGGGCACGTGGCGTCTCGCCCAGACCCGTGAAGCCCAAGAGGCCGCCGAGCTCGCCCACGACGGCCACCTGAACTTCATGTCCATCCGGTTCCAACCCATCCGGTCCACATGGACCTTTGTGGACGACCCTTCGGACATCACCGCGAAAGACTCCGTGGAGCGGCATGAGGCGCGGCTGATCGAGGTGTCTCTGGTGTCGACGCCGGCGTACAACGACGCCACCGTGAAGTGGGTTCGGTCGTTCGAGGCGCAACGCCGTGACGTGGACCGGACCCCGTCGCTGGATGCGTGGAAGACCGAGCTGAACCGACTGAGAGGCACCAGCGCATGACCGGGACAGTGACCGCGGAGTACCTGACCTACGCCGGGGCACCGGCGAAGGGGACGGTGACGTTCGGGACGAACACCACCGACCAGCAGCTCCGCGACCCGGACGGGAACGTCGTCTACACCGGCCCCCGGAAGTACCGGCTCGTCGCTGGTGCCCTCGAGGTCGACCTGCCCGGAACCGACGACGTCGCGTTCGCCGAGACCGGTTGGCAGTATTGGGCGCGGATCGAACTGGACGGCGCCCCGCCTGCGCTCCGGTGGTTCGAGCTCCCTGACGGCGACACCGTCGACCTGGCCGACATTGCGGGGGAGTTGGCCCCGGGTGACCCGCTCACCCACCCGTTGTCGTACGCGGACGTGGTCGCTGACATTCAGGACCCGGAGTCGGTCATCGGGGAAGCGCTATCGGCCTCGATTGACGTGACGGCCCGCAAGCTGCCGGTCAACGTCGCGGGGCCGTACCCCATCAGCATCAGCCGCATGTTCAACGGTGCCGGCGCGGGCTACCCGGTCTACTCCGCCACCTCGACATCACCGATCGCGACATCGCTGACCGCCAACTGGTCCGACATCCAGCCGAACGGCAACCTTGACGCCACGATCCAGGCCAACGTCGGCGACTGGGTCACCTACACCTACAGCGGGTTCCACGGTGTCGGGGCGGACTACTTCCACCTCGACGTGAAGTCGGTCTCCGGCAGCGCCCAGCGGTCGTGGGCGACCGGCATCGCCCCGAACAACAGCCACCGCGGAGCCTTCGACTCCTACAACGCCTACGGCGGCAGCGTCCAGGCCCACGTCACGTTCGCAGTCACACAGCAGGTGAAGTCGACCGACCTGAACGGCGGCTACCTCACCCTGCGCCCGTGCTGGCGCAACGAGTCGTCCGGGTCCGCCACGCAGACCCTCTACGTGAACGGCACCACAGGCGGCCAGTTGCACATCACCGTGGAGAACAACCGCTCTGGGCGCACGGTCATCGCCGAGGCGACCCAGGCGTGGGAGGACGACTCCGGCACCGGGGGCGGCCCCGGGATCAGCGAGGTGGGCGTCTACTACGACGGGCAGATCTGGCACGTCGTCTACACGGGCGGCATCGTTACCCAGGCGGTCGGATACGCCACGATGGAAAGCCCGATGGGACCGCTCGACAAGCACCTCACAGACCCGATTTTCGGCGACGGGAACGGCGGCGTCGCGGGCACCTGTGCCCGCCCCTCGCTCTACTACGAGTCCGGGGTCCTGCACCTGTTCTTCTCCAAGGGCGGCAGCATCTACCACGCCGAAGGCAACCTCACGCCCGGTTCGCCGGTCACGTTCGGGGCCGCCGCCGTGATTCGCACCCCGGTCGGCACCGCGTCTGGCTGGGAGAACCATTGCGTCACCAAGTCGGGCAGCACCTACCACATGATCGCCGAGTCTAAGGTCTCTAGCGCTGGCAACTGGAAGCTGGGACACCTGACCGCCTCTAGCCTCACCGGCACATGGACCGTGCAGGACTTCCCCGTGACCGGGCTCAACATCGGGTCTGGTGGTGACGCCAACGCCAGCGGCCCCTGGCTCAAGTACGACATCGACGGCGACAGCACCTACCACCTCTGGTACCACGCCACCCTCCAAGGCGTCGACCAGATCTTCCGGGCCACCTCCGCCGACTGCGTGACATGGACTCTCACGCCCGTCCCGGTCATCCAGGCCGAGTCCCTCGACGAGCAGTTCCAGATCGCCGACGTGTGGCTCGAGACAGACGGCAAGGACTGGTACGCCTGGTGGGAGGGCGTGCTGCCCGGAAACACGCAGATGGTCCTCTCGGCCAACTACCCGGCCCGCATGCCGATCATCCCCTAGCCATACCGACGGAAAAGGAGGCTTCACATGGTGTTCGACCAGGCCAACACTGACACCGCGATCCGTGACCACCTCGCCACCCTCGCCACCGCACAAGCCACCCCCCGGCAGGTCGCCGGGACAGTCGCCGTCACCGGGACGTCCACCACCACCCCGGCCACCGGGACCGCCTATTCGCAGGTTACGACCGCCTCGACGAACGCCGCCGTCGTGAAAGCCTCTGCGGGCACCCTGTACGAGGTCACCGTCTCGAACGCGACCGCGACCGCGACGTTCGTGAAGCTGTACAACAAGGCCACCGCCCCCACCGTGGGCACCGACGTCCCCGTGTTGACCATCCCTGCCGCAGCGGGCGCCACCGTGGCCCTGTCCCTGGGTGCGATCGGGAAGCGGTTCCCGACCGGGATCGCGATCGCCTGCACGGCCGCTGTCCTTGCCACGAACTCCGCTAATGCGGTCGCGGGGTGTCAGATCCACGCCACGTACCTGTAGGCGTGTTGCGTTGACAAACGACACGGTTGTCATTCACTGTCACCTGTAGAAGTCGCGCCGCCGTTCGCGCCGGATCCGCGCCGGAACCCCCAGGGGTCACCACCCGGACACCACCCGAGAGGCACCCGACCGACAACCACTGTCGTTCGAGCCCCCTAGGGAGTCCCCGTGTCCAACGCAATGATCGACCGCCTCGAGCAGGAGCGCACCGAGAAGCTCGACTTCGTCGAGCAGACCCTCGAAGCCGCCAACGGTGAGGGCCGCGACCTCGTCGACGCCGAGAAGCGGAACCTCGAAGCCGCCCGCGACCGGGTCAAGGAGCTCGACGAGCAGCTCAAGCCGCTCCACGAGTTCGACGCCCTGAGGAACGCGCACCGTGAGGGCGCATCCCAGTACCGCCCCGGGTCCGCCCCGGCCGGCGAGTCGAAGGGACTAGGCGCCCAGACCTCCACCCGCGGCCACCAGTACGCCACCGCCGGTGAGGTCATGGCCGACGCGTGGAAGGCGAAGAACGCCAAGGACGAGTCGGCCACCCGCCGCCTCGAGTCCATCGGCCGCGGCGTCGAGAACGGCAAGCTCGCGGTGACCGACAAGGGCACCGCCCGCGGTGTGGACGAGCAGTACGTCACCAGCCTGACCGCGACCGAGCGGGCCGCCGCCCCGCACATCACCACCGTCGAGGTCCCGGGACTCCTCCCCGTCACCATCCAGGGATCCCTCATCTCCGACATCGACGCGGAACGCCCGTTCCTCAACAGCATCGGTGTCAAGGACATGTCCGGCATCCCCGGCAAGGTGTTCTCGCGGCCGCTGGTGACCACCCACGTGACCGTGGGTGCCCAGTCCGCGGAGAAGGCCGAGCTCGAGGACGGTCAGCTCATCGTCGGGGACGTCGACTTCACGAAGACCACCTACGGTGGTTGGGCCAACGTGTCCCGACAGGCGATCGACTGGTCCTCGCCGGCCATGTGGGACGCCCTCCTGGCCGACTTCATCGCCGTGTACGCCCGGACCACGGAGAACGCCGCCGGCGACGCGTTCGTCACCGCCGTGCAGACCGGTGACGTTCTCGCCACGGTCGCCGCCACGGGCACGAACCCGACCATCGCGGAGCTCGTGACCGCCCTGTACGGCGGTGCGGTTCAGACGTACACGGGGTCCAGCAAGCTCCCGAACCATGTGTGGATGTCCCTCGACATGTGGTCTCAGCTCGGGATCACC